ATATCTATACCCATTGTATTTTACATATAAACTTATGGTATAAGTACCATTTGATATAGCTATATTTTTAGCCAATGCGTGATAAGCATTTGTATTGTTTGGAGTTAATTTATCAGCAGTTGTATTACCATTTGGAGATGCTATATTATCAGCTGTAATAGTTACTGCATCTTTTCCCCAATAAACATTATCAAAAGTTTCTGATTGTTCAAATAAATTCTCACTCTCTTTCTCTATTAACAATTCAGGACAAGTATTAGTATAATCTACTCTCGGTACATTAGTACCCATTAACTCTAATACTCCACTTTGATTCATTCTGTAAGCAGTAGAATTTCTACTCCATACAAAATCTCCGTTTCCATTAGTAGGCTTATAAGAATACAATTTACTTGCTTTAACACCATTCTTAGGTGTAAGGCTCATAAATAACTCTGAATTTTCATAACCCTCTGTCTTAAGCATCTTTCTTTTTACGTTTAGTCTTTGATTCTACCTTTAATTCTTTAGTTTCGTATTCGTGTTTAAGTTCCTTTACCAATGTAGGCTCTGTTACTGCTACATCGTATTTTTTAAGATAACCTACCTTTAATAATAAATCAATAGTTTCACTTTCTTTAAACTCATATACATTACCACGTTTGCAAGGATAATAGATACCTTGTATTCCTGTAAAGTCTAAGGTTGCTATGTATTTAGGCATATTCTTTTTTTATCAAAGATACTAAAAATCTTAGCAAAAAAAAAGGAGTACCGAAGTACCCCCTTTCTATAATCAACCTCACGTTTCTTTATTTAACTTATGCTACGTTACCAAAGTCAGCGTAGATAGCAGATGCAGGTAACATCAAGTTTACTGCCTCATAGCACTCTACACGAGCAGTTACTAAGTTCTTGATAAAGTTATCGCTATTCTCATAAGAGAAAGTAACATTTAATCCCTCAACTTCAACTCTTTCTAAGAAATCTCTATCAATGATTAATACTTTATCATCAGTAACCCATGATGCCTCAATTACAGGTACACCCCAAATTGTTAAAGCACCTGCACCGTTTACAACAACTGAACCTGATGCAGCGTAGTAACCTTTACCAAATGTAGCAATTAACAACCTACCCATTTGTGCTGGAGATACTAAAGCATAAGATGCGTTGAAGTTAGCAGCCTTTTGGTTTCCAATCAACTGGATTAACTCTTCTACATCGTTAGTAGCAGTTACAGTAGTAGTACCTGTTGCAGCACCCGATACTGTTGTAAAGAATGCAGAGTTTTCAGCTTTGAAGAAATCTCTTAACATCATTCTTGTTAATGTGTTCTCAATAAATGGTAATGACTTCATCATTTGCTTTGAGAATGTTGCGTAACCTGCGATGTAAGCATTTACAGTCTTAACCTCTGTTAAGTCGTAGTCAATCTGACCTTTTGCTGAACCTTCAGTTTGAGATGCAATAGCACCCTCTGAACCTATTTCTCTGTAAGTTACATAAGTACCTGTAGCAGATGAAACTGATGGCATCAAATCTCTAAAGTTAATAGCTTGTGCTGGTAAAATAGCTTGTCTTTGGCTGTAAGTAGCTACTGAATCTCCAGTTAAGTTAGATGAAAGTAACATATTACCAACTGCTTTCAAATTCAATGTAAATGAACCACTTTGAGATTTTAAAGACTTCTCAATAGATACCATTTCGTTATCTACACCTTCCATTAATTGCTCTCCGATAGATTTTACTGATTTTTTAGTTTCAGCATCTTTCTTAGCGATTAATTGGTCTAATTGCTCTGCTCTATCAGCAACAACTTTGATTTCTGATTTAAGACCCTCAATAACTGAATCTTTTTCGTTTAATTTTGCATCGAAAGCAGATTTTACTTCTTCTACCTTGCTTTCAAATGTCTTAGCTTTTGCATCGAAGTTTTTTGCTACTTCGTTTGCGATGTTTTCTAAATTTTCCATTTTTAAATTACTCCTTTTTGTTTTAATAAATCCTTTAATAATTGTGCGTTATCAATCGGCTCTACTACATTAGGAGTGATAATTTCTACCGGCTCATTTGTTTCAAGTGATTTTAATATATTCTCAACAGACTTTAATCTTTCATCGCTATATGGTAAATTGTACATCTTTACCAGCAAATCTATAAAATCCGTTTTACTTTTTACATTTTGTACTACTGCTCTTTCATTAGCAGCCCAATTAGATAAAAACGAATACTCCCAAAGTTTAACCTCTGTAATCTTTTCTATTTCGTTTTCTTCATCTATTCTCTCTTCAATGCTTTTAATAGTTTGAAATCCTATACTCAATTCAGCGTTTAAGCCATTAGCTAAAAACAACTTAATATCTTCGTACATATCTCTACTAACCTCTTTCTTAAGATTAAATTGAGTAGTAGTAAGTAATCCGTATGAATCAGTAGTATTAATCTGCAAAGGTACACCTAAACCTATTGTAGGGTTATGGTCTTTTAGCACTCTGATACGTTTATAATTCTCATTTACAGTCTTAGTAAATGCACCAGGCATAATTACCTCTCTATCTGCATCTATGTTATTGTAGACACTTGCATAGGCTATTACTACTCCTTTTGCATCGTCTAACTCTTTTATTTCGTGTGATACCTGCTTAAACTGCATACTCATTTATTTAATCATTCAAAAATACTAAAACTTTTAGCAAATAACAAATATAGGATTTTACTCATTTTCTTCTTTGGCTATAAATACTGTGCTACATCTGCAATTACAATTATTCGCAGCACCACCCGCTGGGTCTCCTGCATATTTCATTTTAACACCACTAAAAGTAAATACACCATCTTTAGGTATTCGTTTACCATTAGTTGCTAAATGGTCTGCTCTATGTTGTTTAGGTCTACCTACTACCCATTGTTTCTCAAACTCTACTCCTAAATCTTCAAACTCTTTTATCTGTGCTTGTTTTGCCCTTGCTGTACTCATTAAGGTTTCTGTACGTGCTATCAATAAACTTCTACCTCTGCGAGTTTCGTTAATACTTCCTAAAGTGTATTTCTCTATACGTTTAGATAGTTGCTTAATAGTTTCGCCCTCATTAGCAGAATCTACAAACGCCTTTTTAATCTGCTTTAACGTTGTATCGTTTATGTCTTTAATATGCTGACCACCTACGGTCTTAATATACTCCTCAATATCCTTAGCAAATTGTGCCGAGCCAAATCCTACACCTAAATTAGCACCTTTAGGCACAAACTTTAAATATGTACGTGCTATATTCTTAGCAGTTCTATCAGATGCTATCTTTATAAACTCTCTCATAGTTTCCTGAATAGGTATCTGTAATTGAGTTTGATAAAACACACTATTAAGATAAGTTTCTGCTATTAAGTAATTTTGAGATTCTGCAATCACTAATAACAAAGGCTCAATGCTTTTTTTTAAAGCTGCATTAAACTTTCTATAACCTAAATAATACAAAGCAGTAGTTAGTTTCTCCCACTCCTTGTTTATTTTATTAAGTTCATCATTAGTCATTGAAATCTCCGTTGTTAGGTAAGTTAATATCTATACTTACTTCATCTATTGGTACTAAGTTGCTAGGAATATAGATTCTATCCATATCTTCTTCTTCAATTTTAGCCATATTCATTTTTTCACGTTTCTCATTAGGTGTAATCCAATAAGCATTAACCAATGAATCTACTTGTTCTTTTAAATCTGCTTGTAACTCCGGGAAATGTGATATGTCGTAAACTATATACCTTTCGCCATCTTCTACCACCTCGTTTAAAGCATCAATGTATAAGTTAAGCAAAGGTGTAACTACGTTATTTACTAAAGCCTTATAAGCCTCTTTCTTATTGTTGTAACTTGCTGAATCTGTATTGAATAATATAGGGTCTATACCAAACACTTTACATAAAGCATTAGCATCAAACTGAATAGACTTTAATATCTCTAAGTCAGCAGGGCTCATACCTATTTGCGTATATTCTACCATTCCATTGGTAGCAGTAATCTTTTTAGTGTTATCTGTTCCTGTTACCCTTGCTTTAATCAAATCGTTTAACTGACTTATTTGCTCAACAGTCATTACATTGTTAGGGTCTTTAGATGATAATAAACCATGCATACCACCATTAATAAATGCTCTTATCTTTGCATTAACACCCTCGTTTGAACTTTGAATAGTTAAGGATGCTGCTTGTAAAGGACTTTGTCCGTATAGTTGAGAGCCTGATATATCAAAATTAGGATTAAAATACTTCAAATGTACTACTTCGCTTTTGTCAAATTTTACCTCTTGGTCGCCTATAATCATTTTATACCCACTAATAGGGTCAAACTGCCCACCCCCAATAATTTGAACATACTGACTTGGTAAACACCAAATTTGAGATACCTTACCTGCATTAGCACCTGTTAAAGTTTTAACCTTGTATAAATACAAATCTCCAGTTAGCAATAACCACGATAAACACTCCTCAATAAATTGCTGTTGTCTTGTTTTATCATTAGGTTTCTTTAATAACCTTTGTACATAATCCGTTTTAGGTAGTTCTACCTCTTCGCCTTGTGCATCGTATTTAATACCCTTTAAATGTGCCTCTGCTGACTTACCTGCTATCAAACGTATAATAGAATATACATCTAAGTTTTTACGGTAGCCCTCGTCTATGTACGTTTTCTTGTTATCGGGTAATGTATAAAAATACCCATTAAAGAACGAATAAATTGCCTGATTAAGTTTGTTTGCTACTTGTTGAGTAGGGTTAAAGATATTAGCTGCCTTTTGTATTATCTGCTGAAATGTATTCATATTGAAATAATTTAGTCAAAAATACTAAAAATTTTAGTAATTATATAGCAATAAATTCTGTGTTACGCAAATCAAACCACATACGCATCATTAACATATCTGAAATGTCTGGAGAACGACCTAACTTATCTTTTACTTTATCTTTAGGCATTACTGCTAATTTACCGTCTTTATCGGCATTATGTCTCCATACGTATTCAAGTTCCTCTGATAAACTTTTTTTAGTTTCAATGTCGCACCTTACATACATTTCTCTTTTGTTTATCTTTTCGGCTAACATATAATAACACTCGGACTTTAAGTTTTGGTAGTTACCTTTTAATGCTCTGCTATTATTTACAAATCCTTTGCACCCTAACATATCTATAACTCCACCCCCAACTCCATCTTCATCGGCTATTACTCTGCTCATAGGAATACCTTTAACTGTTGCAGTACCTCTGATGAAGTCTGCTATCTGTTTGGTATTCTCTTTGCTCTTTATTATTACTTGTTCACACCTAAAACCATTCCATATACCTATTACGCTTCTATCTGCCCCATATCGTGCTATATCTGCTGTGATATACATATTACCACCTTTCGCCCCCTCGTTGCTATAAAGGTCTGAAATAGCTTCGTATTCGATTAGTGCTAAATCATTGTTATTGTATTCCCAGTTACCATAAAGTAAACGTTCTTTTGAAATCCTATCTAAACTCTTTAAGTTCTCAATGTAATACTGACTAATAAAAGGGTTATCTGTTACTAAGGCTTGAATAAATGCTTTTTCTTTGTCTAGTGTTCCATCTTTATATGGCTTGTAAAAGTTCTGATAAATAAAGCCTTTGTCCGGGTTACAAGTACCTAACATCTTAGGTATTAAACCGAACTCATCTAGTTTGTATCTGATACGTGAACGAACTATATTCCATGCCTTTTCTGTTATCTGATTTACCTCATCTACAAAAGCACCTGTTATCTCTAGTGAACCTAATTCGTCAAAGTTAGGGTCTGATGGATATTGCTCTAAATCTTTTAGTAAGATAGTAGAGCCATTGAACATAGTTATAATGTTGCTTTGCCCATTGTAAGAGTAGTGTTCCCCTGACTTTAAGCCCTGATGAGTGCAAACATCAAAAAAAGAGTTTAAGGTAGTATCTTTTAAGGTCTTTAGTACACTTCTACCTATTAGCCATCTAGACTTAGGGTATCGTATTGAGTTTTTTAATATCCAATAACAACCAAGAAAAGACTTGGCAGAACCAGCACCATTTAGCCGCCCCCGAATACTATCTGACGTGTTACCTTGTCTTCAAGTAAATCGAGGGCTACTGTTTGTTTTTTAGTTAATTTCATTATTTAATCTTCTTTTGGCTGTTCGTAGGTACGTTCTTCTTTCCAAATAATATTAAGTTCGCCCTTAGTTGTAACACTTGTATCATGCCTTGCTAACTTAGGCTTAACGTACTCTAATAGGCTTAAATAAGCATCTACATATAACTTAGGATTCTTTTCGGCTAATGTATTCATTGATTCATTAAACCTATCTATTCCACCCTCTACAATATCTTGGCAAAAGGTTTCTAATATCATTGTTTTGCTTGATTTAGCCCCTTTTGGTTTACCTGGATTACCTTTTTCAAATCGTGCCATTTTAATCGAAATTTGCCGTATTTTACGAACAAAGATACTAATTTTTAGCTAATTACTAAACTTCCCCTTTATGCTATCTATCTTTCTAATTAACCCTAATGCTTTAAGATAGTATAAACTTCGCTTTCTGTTAGTGCTTTTATTATCAGTAGTTTGTTTAGATACTATTCTTATTAGTGCCTTTAGTAGTTTTTTATCGTGATTCATTTTGTTTATCTGTTTAAATTAAACCTATATTCTCTTTTAAAACCTCTACCTTTATTATTTTGTAGTCTTGTACTTTACCCTTTGAAAATAACTCTCTTTCGATTCTTTTAGAGTTAAAGTTTTCATCTTTGCTGACTATTTGTATTTTTCTAATACCTGTTTTTAGTTGTATGGTTAGCTGGTAGTAATTACACATCTTTCTTTACTAAATTTTGCTCAATCTTTAATATGCTAATCTTTTGCACTACTACACCAATAAATTCCTTAGTATCGTTCTTGATGTTCCTTAGCATATTATAGTACGTTTCTGCATCAGTTTCTTTTTGCCTATACTCTTTTATCTCTATTTCAGCGTTTGTTTGTCTGTCTGTGGCTGTCCCTGTTCCTTGTTGGATAAATAGTGCTGTTTGATATTTGCGTTCATTGTAAGCCTCTAAATAGCTTTTGTGGGCTTCGTTCTCGTGCTTTGAAATGTAAAATAAATACCCTGCTAACCTTTGGTTATTATTTATTAAGGTTTCTATGTCGTTTGTTTGGTTACATTCAGCTATAAGCCTATAAATGTCTTTTATTATGGTTTCTATTTTCATTTTAATTTATTTTACTTAACCATTGAT